TACAATCACTTCTGGAAATTCTGGAACGATGCCGATCAGGGAAGAAATGGTTTTGTCAATCTGTTTATACCGTACTGGGAAATTCCTGGACGTGATGAAAAGTGGGCAGAAACTCAGCGTCGTTTGTTGGGTGAGTTAAAGTACAACCAAGAGGTTCTTTGTAACTTTCTTGGATCTTCGTCAACACTTATCAACGCTGATGCGATTGCAAGATTGTCCTATGTTCCACCGATCAAATCGGTTAATGGGTTGGACATTTATGAAGTGCCAGTAAAGGGTAGTGAAGAAGAAAAGATTAAACCTCATACCTATGTAATGGTGGCAGATACCGCCAAAGGTGTAGGTGGGGATTATTCAGCTTTTGTAATAGTTGATGTTACAGAAGCCCCATATCGAGTAGTTGCTAAATATAGAGATAACAAGATTAGTCCTATGTTGTATCCCAATGTAATCTTTAAAGTTGCAAAAGAATACAATATGGCTTATGTTTTGGTAGAGATCAATTCAAGCGAGCAGGTTGCTTCAATCCTCTATCAAGAATTAGAGTATGAGAATATATTGTTTGTGACTCGTTCCACTGGAGGTCAGATAGTTTCTGGAGGTTTCGGTGGTGGTAAAACTCAGTTAGGTGTGCAAACCGATAAGAAGATTAAACGTATCGGTTGTTCTAATTTCAAGTCGTTGGTTGAAGAAAATAAACTGCTCATACCCGATGCAGACATTATTTCCGAGATCACTACGTTTATTGAAGTAAAGGGATCTTATTCAGCTGATGATGGATACCATGACGATTTAGTTATGCCTCTTGTATTGTTTTCGTGGCTTACTACGAATCCATACTTCAAGGATTTAAATGATGTTAACCTAAGGAGTATCATGTATGAACAAAGAATTCAGTCAATCGAAAGTGAATTGACTCCATTCGGTTTCTATAATGATGGAAATGATGCTCAAGAACAAGTTTTAGCGAACTTCTAAAAAATCAAAAACCATAAATAAGATTACAGTATCGAGTTTACTTTTTCTCGAGTAAAACGAATAACATGTAATAAGGAGAATTACGATGCCTTTCCAATTAAGTCCAGGAGTTGCGGTAGTCGAGAAAGACTTTACCTCAATTATTCCAGCCGTTGCTACCTCTCCAGGTGCGTTTGCTGGTGTTTTTCAATGGGGTCCAGTTTTGGATCCATTAACCGTAACATCTGAGAATGTCCTTGCAGAGCGTTTCGGAAAACCAAATAATAACCAAGATGTTTTCAGTTCGTTTTTTACAGCTGCAAACTTTTTAAGTTATACAAATAATCTTTTAGTTGTTCGTGCTGATACAGCAAATCAGAAAAATTCATCATCTGGTGGATTTGTAAATGCCGTTGCTGTTACTGCTGGTGGTTCTGGTTACACAGCTGCAACTACTACTGTTTTAACTAGCGGACCACAAACTGCTGGCGGTACACAGGCTTTGGTCAGTGCTACTGTTTCAACAACTGGTACTGTTTCTGCCATTAACGTAACTGCTGCAGGTTCTGGTTATACTAGTGCTCCAACAGTAACTATTGGTACTCAGTGGTTAACTTCAACAGCTTACACTGTGGGTCAACAGGTTTTTAATGGTGTTAATTTGTACACTGTTACTGTGGCTGGTACTTCTACTACTGCACCAACTCACACTACTGGTGCTGTTGTTGCTGGTGCAACATTTACCTTTGCTGGTTTAGCTGCTAAAGCAACTGCAGTTTTGTCTGGTGCAACAGTTGGTAGCATTACTGTTACAACAGCTGGTTCTGGTTATACTAGTGCTCCCGCTGCTGTGCTTTCTGGTGGTGCTGGTTCTGGTGCAACTACTTCTTTAGTGTTTATTGCCAGCGGTCAAATTACTGCATTCAACATTGTTAATCCAGGTAGCGGATACACTTCTACACCTACGATTACTATTACTGATACTGGTGGAACTCCTGGTACTGGTGCTGTTGCTGCTCCAACTATTACTACATTGACTGCACCAAAGATTAAGAACATAGATGATTATCAGCAAAACTGGCAAGATGGTCAGGGTACTATTGGACCATGGGCTGCAAAATTCCCAGGAGCACTTGGTAACTCTTTACTAGTTTCCATGGCTGACTCATCATCATACGCAAACTGGGCATACAAAGATTTGTTTGACTCTGCTCCAGCAACTTCTTCTTACGCTACTAGCCTTGGTGGTTCAAGTGATGAAATGCATATCGTTGTTATCGACGAAGATGGCGTTTGGACTGGAACTCCTGGTGCTACACTGGAAAAATACGCTTTTGTTTCTAAAGCATCTGATGCACGTAAATCTGACGGGACAAGCAGCTACTACAGAAACGTAATTAACTCTAATTCACGTTATGTATGGTGGTTGGATCACCCAATCACTGCTACTGGTGCTGCTCATGCATGGGGCACTTCTGCCAGCAATACATTCACTACAATGAGTGTTGCTCGTAGCACTTCACTAATCGGTGGTGTTGATGACTTTGCAGCTACTCAGGGTAACTACCAAGAAGGTTTTGCGTTGTTTTCCAACGATGAGTTGTTTGACATTGCATTGATCGCTACTGGTCGTGTTTCTGCTGTAACAGCTACTTACGTTATCAACAACATTGCTGAAGTTCGTAAAGATTGTATCGTGTTTGTTTCTCCAGTAGATGTATCAGATCAATCTGTTATTACAGCATCTGGATCTGCTGGCGCAACTAAAATTACTACTTTCCGTGATGCATTGCCAAGCACTTCTTACGCTGTTCTTGACTCTGGTTACAAGTATCAGTATGATCGTTACAACGACACATACCGTTATGTTCCATTGAATGGTGACATCGCTGGTCTATGTGCTCGCACTGATTACACTAATGACCCATGGTTCTCTCCAGGTGGTATGAATCGTGGTCAGGTTAAAAATGTTGTTAAATTGGCATACAACCCAAGCAAAACAGATCGTGACACATTGTACAAAAAGGGTGTTAACCCAGTAGTTGCTTTCCCAGGACAGGGTACTGTCTTGTTTGGAGATAAAACTCTGTTGGCTGCTCCAAGTGCATTTGATCGTATCAATGTGCGTCGTTTGTTTATCGTTCTTGAGAAGTCTGTTGCAACTGCAGCTAAGTTCCAATTGTTCGAATTCAACGATGGCTTTACTCGTGCTCAATTTAAGAATTTGATCGAGCCATTCCTGCGTGATGTTCAGGGTCGTCGTGGTATCACTGATTTCCGTGTTAAATGTGATGACACAAATAACACTGGTGAAGTTATTGACCGTAACGAATTCGTTGCCGACATCTTCATTAAACCAAATCGTTCTATCAACTTCATTACCCTCAACTTTGTTGCTGCTCGTTCTTCGATCAGTTTCAATGAGGTCGGTGCTTAATTATAAAG